AAAAGATAATGTGTAAATATAAAATGCATTTACAGTCAGTCAAATGATTGAGCCAACAACTCCATCAATACCTGTAGGTACATGGTCTAAACATAATACTACAGAAGTAGTTAGACATGATAAAAAGAATGGAGAAGAGCTTAGACTACAGACAGTCTTCAGGACTGTTTACTATGAGTTTGCTGACGGTAGAGTTCAACTAAAAAATTATACATCTCAAAACTCTACGATAAACTTAACTGCTTAACGTAGAGCCTGTAATTCTTTTTCTAAATAACCGTGAAGGTTTTCTAGTTTTAGAAGACCTTCACGTATTATTTTTCTTATAAGAATTTTATCATCATCTTCTGTAAATATTTTAGATACTGCTTCTTCTGGTAGCTGGCTAAGTTCAGTAACCAGCGTACCTTTAGAATCTATCATAATTTTAAATGATAATATATTTCCTTCCTTCATGCTACATCCAGAAATTCTGTTTTATTTACATCACCTCTAAGACCTGCTTTCATATAAGCAGTAGCTCTACCTTCAAAAAAGTTCTGATGCTCTACTCCTAATACATCATCTAGCCATGTAAGAGGATTATCTTTTACATTGTAGTTAGGTTTTAATCCTAGCTGTAGTAATCTTCTATCTGCTATATAACGTATGTATTGTTTCATTTCTGCCTGTGTAAGACCTTCAATGTTCCCCATCTCAAACACAAGATTTAAAAATCTATCTTCTAAATCTACCATGTCTCTACAAGCTTGGTATATTTCTTTCTTTAAATCGTCAGTCCACAGCTCTATGTTTTCCTGTATATAATCTCTAAATAGTTTTGTCATAGCTTCTACATGAAGAGATTCATCTCGTATACTATAGGTAATAATCTGGCCCATACCTTTCATACGTCCAAATCTAGGAAAGTTTAATAGTATAATAAAACTACTAAACAACTGTAGTCCTTCTGTAAATCCTGAGTATACAGCTAATGCTTTTGCAATAGACTTTTTATCTTTAGGAGATACTTTAATATTATTAATATACTCATGCTTGTCTAACATAACTGAGTATTCTGAAAAAGCTTTGTATTCTATTTCAGGCATACCTACTGTATCTAGTAATAAACTATAAGCATGTTGATGTATGGACTCCATGTTGTTAAATGCTCCCATCATCATACGTGCTTCAGGCTTTTTAAATATACGCATGTATCTATCAACATAGCCTGTACTAACATCTACATCTGATTGAGTAAACAATCTAAATATTTGTGTTAATAAATTCTTTTCTGATTCATTTAATTCCTGCCAATCTTTTACATCTGTGTGTAAAGGTACATCTTCAGGGAACCAATGCATTTGATTCTGTTGTACATAGTAATCAAACATCCACGGATGATCAAATGGCTTATAATAATCTCTTGTTCCTGTCAAACTCATTAAAACATTCCTTGTATTGTATTTAGTTTTTCTTGTGCTGTAGATAATGCTGCAACAAGATCATCTATATCTTGAACTATATTTGGATGTTCTGCAACAGCTACTGAATTATCTAAGTAATTTTTAAGATTAAGTTGTATTACTTCAATCTCTGCTTCGTACTTCATTTCTAAAGCTTTTAAGTATGGATTCATTCTAAAGTCTCCTTATATTTTTCATGTAACCAATCATTATATTTTTCACAGTAAATAGGGAAAGACATACGCTCCGATAAAACTGTATTGTTTTCATCACAATAATCTAACCACATTCTAACGCAAAAACTATGGAACTTACTACTCACCTTCCTCAACCATAGAAGATTTTATCTCCCACCAAGTCTCTTTAGTTTTCATAAACTCTTCGTAAGATACAAACTGTTTTGTTTCACTTACATAATATTGAGCATCTTCTACACTCATAGCATTTCTCCTAATTTATTATTAACCTTCACAACTTAAACACTCTACATCTTCTAAGTTTATTCTAGGTATTTTTATATTAACATTCTCAGCAGATCGTGCCGCATCTGATCTAAGATAGTATAATGATTTAAGTTTATTAGCCCCTACCCAATGCACTGTATTAATATAATTTAAATACTCGTCATGCTCCTCTTGATCTGCTGTAGCTTTTGGAGGTATGAAAAATAAATTAACACTTTGGCTTTGACAAATGTATTGTTGTCTTTGATGAGCATGTTCTATTATCCATATTTGATTTAGCTCTGGTGCTGTTTTAAATATCTCCTTTTCTTCTTCAGATAGTTCATCAAGATGTTGAACAGAGCCTTCATGAGCTGCAATATCCTTCCACGTTTCTTCATTGTTTAATCCTTTCTTTTTGAGAATAGCTTCAAGGTATTTGTTTTTAACTTTGTAACTACCTGTAAGAGTCTTGTGGGTATATGTGTTAGCTCTAAAAGGCTCAATACTAGGACTCGTTCCACCGCATATAATACTACTACTAGCATTAGGAGCAATAGCAAGGAGATGACTGTTCCTCCTACCACTCCCAACCATATCAGGAGCTTCCCCACGTTCTTCAGCCAAGCTATTACTAGCTGCACTAGCTCTTTCTTTGATGTGGGAGAATGCTCTATGATTGAAACTTGTGGCGTACATACTCTCAAAGCAAATTCCCCTGCGCTGTAAGTAAGAGCAAAAGCCCATCGACCCAAGGCCAACTGCGCGTTCTCTATATGCTGAATAAGCGGCTTTGATAAGCCCTTCTTTATCTTCTTTTCCATAATTTTTAAACCTCTCATAACCTACGCTATAAGATCCTAGTTTGTGAGTATCTATAGCATTTTCTATAAAATGTTCTAATACATTATCTAACATGGTAATAAGATCTCCTATAAAATTAGGATCATCTTTCCATTCATCAAAGTATTCTAAATTAACAGAACTTAAACAACATACTGCTGTTCTATCTTCTGATGTTGGTAATGTAATTTCAGAACATAAATTACTTTGTTTAACTTTTAAACCTAAATTCTTTTGTTCTTGAGGTAAGTTTTCATTACACCTATCAAGATTAACAATATAAGGTTCTCCTGTTTCTGAACGTGCGTTAATTAATTGCCACCATAATTCTCTAGCTGAAATAGTTTTAACAGCTTCTTTAGTATTAGGATCTATTAATCTCCAATCATTATCTTCTTTAACTGCATTAAGAAATGAATCTGTTATTGATACAGCATTATGAAGATTTAAACATTTACGATTTAAATCTCCACCTGTAGGTTTACGCATATTAATAAACTCTTCAATTTCTGGATGATTGATATCCATGTATGCTGCATATGATCCTCTTCTGGTAACTCCCTGATTGAAAGCTAACATCTGAGAATCTACTACATGCATGAATGGGATAGATCCAGTAGAACGGCTATGGTTACTAGTAGCGACACCATTACTACGAACCTCTCCCCAATAACCTCCGATACCTCCACCCGAACTTGATAACCATATGTTTTCATCATAATGATCAGACAAACCACGTCTTGAATCAGGTACGAAATTGAGGAAGCAACTGATAGGTAAGCCACGAGTGGTTCCTCCGTTAGAAAGTATAGGAGTGCTGAACATAAACCAATACCTGCTACTATATTCATAAAGTCTCTGGGCCATATCGAAATCAGTAGTCCCTTTATAAGTAGCCCCGAATATACTAGCCCTTGCAAAAGCTTCTTGTGCATGTGTTTCTTCCTTCCATAGGTAACGATCTTTTAATGTGTTTAAACTAAAATTATCTAGAGTTTTATCTCTATCATAATCAATAGTTATTCCTAAATAATTAGTAATTCCTTCTTTAGTCATGATTCATGAATCCTTCTTTGTATTTTGTTTTTTCTCTTTTGTGTTTTTTATTTTTTGACTTAGACTTTGAGTTTTGTTTTTTGTCAAACCTTTCTTTACGTTCAGCCTTTCGATCCCAAGACATTCTTGTTACCCTCCATAAATTTTAAAAGTTTTTCTTCGTACCAGTTTGCTTTATTAAGATCCTCTATAGGTTTACCTTTGTATCGAAACCTCCATCTATACTTTAAACTATTGCCACGTAAATAGCCAATAAATTCTTCAGGAGATAGCATTGCTTCTATAGCCTCAATACATTCAACTGCTCCAGAATTATAATGACTAGGACTATTAACATTATCATTAAGTTGTTTAGCTAC